CAATAACTCAAATGATGTAGTTTCCTTTAATTGAATGTTTCCACACTTCTGTTCTTTTAAAACCCCCCCTCCTGTCCACAAAAATCCTCGTCTTGGGACCTTCATAGTTCCCTTATCGTATACTTTCGTAAAAGTGTTCACATCTCCCCTTTCTTTTGTTCACATTTATAGATTTTTCTTTCATTTTTATTCTCTTGCTTCTTATTGTTTTCCTTTTATTTTGCAATAGTTTTATTCTTTAGTTGTTTACTCTTATCCAACTTCGTCTTTCCTTCCTCTCTCTCTCTTCCTCTCCCCTTCCTCTCTTACTTTAAGTTCTTTTTCTCCTTTTCCTTTTCTATTCCCGCGAGAATTCCTTTCTATCTCTATCCCTCCCTCATCTCGCAAATCGTAGCGACTGTACCGAGTCGGTCCGTATGCTTTCGTAAAAGCCTACTCCTTATATTTATATCTCTTGAAGTCAGAAAAACGGCAATATTTTTGAGTGCCAATCCAGCCTATTTTTTATCAGCCCCACGTTAATATGTTCTTCCTCGAAACTTGAACCTCTATTAATAGGTGCAATAGCGTGTCAATCCCAACTTTACTGTAGTACTAAATCATCTACAGCGCGCTGGTAAATTTTAGGTGGGTTTTTTGTGTGTTTGTTTAGACGTAAAATAAATACAGTTGATATTACTGGAGACTTTCTTGCATCCCTTCGCGTTAAACCGAGCCATTGAGTTGGTGTATTTATCGGTGCTTCGCAAGAACATTAGTCAAGATTAAGTCCTATGTATTGAGCTCAACATAAATCAAAGATGGATTTTTCAACCCCCCAAACCCCCCAAAACATGTTCTCAGATTCTTCCTTAGAAGACTCACTCAGCCGGACCTATGAGTTCGAAGATTCCGTACCCCACCCCGAGGAATTTTTCCCCCCCTCCCCCCCTGTCTCTCGTTCTTCCTCCTCCAGTTCAAAATCTTTTGATGCTTCTCGTCAAAGTTTTTCACACCTGCCTACTTTCCCTCCCGCTTTCCGTCTCTGCCATTGCTGTAACTCCTACAGCTGCACTGAACGACTTTCTCACTCTTGCCCCGACAAAGTTGTGTTCACTTCACCCCAAACCGCCTATTATCTCTTTGACCAGAAAGGTGTTTTGGTTCCTTTACACACTCTCCGTCTTAACCCCATCCTCGACCAATTTCAACTCTTCCGCCTCCGAAGCCCACTCCAACTCGACGCCCTTGACTCCTATTTCCATGACCCCACTCGCTGGTACTTGCTCCAACAACTTATGGGTGATCGATCCCACCTTGGAGACTTTGCATTTTCCCCTAACGACAAATTCAAATTTACTCCCAATGATTTCGTTACTCATTTCAACATCTGTCTTTCTTATCATACTGGCATGACAGGTGTCAAAGCTCCTATTCCACCTCCCGCTAGTTTTAAAGTCATTTTAGCCAAATGGTTTGGCCTCATTCCTTGCTCTCTCCTTGAAGCCTGGGCTCTCGTCCGCTCTGTTATCGTTGTGATGGCCCAACATTCTACTCCCCTCCGTCAACTCGAAGAACGTCTTCGTCACGCCGTCGCTGGTGTCTATCCTGTCCACTTCGCCGCTGAAGCCAGCGCCTTTGCTGGTATGTACGAAACCTTTTCTTACTATGCTCAAGCTATGTTTGGTGCCTGCTCAGCAGTCCAAACTTTTTGCCAAGCTATTTTCCTCCGCATAATCAAAACTCCCACCCTATTATATTCTGGGCTTGTCGAGGCCGTAGCTGCCGTCGTAGCTAGTTCCTTTGTTGGGAAGATCACGGATCGTCTCAAACAACTCCTCGATTTCCTCACCTCCACTCCCGGTTTGTGCTTATTTAAAACCGTTATACGTTACCTCCTTGGTTACAAATGGGAACAAATAGTCCTTGAAATATTATTCGAGAACGAGTTTCTCGCTTGGATTACTGGCCGCGTCCAGTCTTTCACCATCAAAAGTTTTGAAGCTATTTTCCATCCACCCCTCGAGTCTGAAGCTCCTCTCGACGAATTCCTCCGTTTCCTCATCTCTCTATTAGTCGGGAGCGTTGGCATCAAAGCCAATCATGTTACCAAGTTAGTCTCTGGAATGTCCACTGCCGCCACTGCCCTTGACAAATTTCAGTTTGCTGATTATGTCAATCAAATTTACGCTTATTTCTCTGAAGACAACCTCCACGCAAAAGATCTCCTCCGCTTCCGTCATTCATATCCTTCCACCATGCTTTTTATTGATACCCATTCTCGAATCATCGACGTTCAACACGACCGTGTTGCTACCGTCGAGGAAACCCGCCACTTGATCTCCTACTATGCCGGTTACTTGAAAGAACTCCCCCGTTATTCTGAAGCCGACTCAAAAGTTCTCCGCCCTATGTTGGCTGGCCCCATCAATTATGTCACTCGATTAGGTGTTGCTCCTCTTGAGAACTGCCGTCGAGAACCCGCTCACTTTGTATTCTCCGGTCCCCCCGGCATCGGCAAATCAACTGTCATCGACCGAATTGTCCGCGCCTGCGCAAAATATGTCAACACTCCTCTTTCCGAATGCGTTTTCCACGTTAACCCTTCCGACGCCTATGCCTCTAAATACCGATTTCAAGACGTTTGGGTTTTCGACGAACTCTTCCAAGCCGCCGACAGCGAAGCCCGTCCTTCCATCGACATATCCCTACTTTTCAAACTTATCACTAAAACTCCTGTTACACTTAATATGGCCGCCGTTGAAGACAAAGGGACCATTGCACAATGCAATCTGGTTCTCTCTGGCTGCAATGTGCAATTCCGACCCAATCATAATAATACCATTCAACTTAGACCCTACATCAAATCCGTCAATTCCGTCGAAGCTGTCCGCCGTCGTCTCACCTATATCGTTCTCCCCCAACTTCGTCCTGAATACCAACTTATCGCTAATCGAATAGTTCGTAAAGATACAAAACTCCCCCTAGATGTCGAAATCTGCGACCATAGCGTTACTCATTACTTCCATATCCTTGGCGCCGTCGACAAGCCCATCCTCAACCCCTTCTCCGCAGAAGAAACTTGTCGTTTTTCCTATCCTGACCTCCTGCGTTTTATTACCCGCGAGTATCATCAATGTCGCAATTATGCTCCCAAAGAAACTGCCGAAGATGATTTAGCTCATTGTTACCAACCAGAAGGTTATGAGTGGGTCAATAATTTCCGTAAATCCACCACTGACATCATTCGTCGCGGTTTCGGGCCCACTCTGAACCGCTGCCTTTGCACCTATGCTACTGGCACAGTTCGCTCTACCCCCCAATGCCACAAAAGTCTCGGTGTTTATCGCAATAAACTCTCTCGTTATTTGTTTGACAACGCCTGGGACTACCCTACTGGTCATGAAATTTTCTCCCGTGATCAAAATATCGTTCGCGCCAATCTCCAAATCAAAAACGACAATGCCTACTATGAAGACCGTCTAGTCCGTATTTTTCATTCCTGGGATCTTCTTCAAGAAGAACTCACGGAACATCCCACCACGCGTCACTGGACCTCCCGTGCCGATGAAGCCGCTTATACCCCCCTTGGACCCATTTGCTTCGGTTACGTCGAAAATGAAGAAATTCGTTATGTGTTAGTTAGATTTTATACAGTAAATACTTTTGAAGCAAAACATAGTGCTGCCGACGAACCTTTCCAACCTGAAGAAGACCCTAACAAAGTCAACATCGTACCCCTCATCCTCAATCCCATCGCCGCCTTCTTCGCAGCTTTCCTCATCACTACCGTCGTTCTTAAATCAGCCGCCTTCATTGCTGAAAAAATTGCCTCTTACAACAACCGCTACAAACTTTACGATGAAACAGTCGTTTACCATGCCGAATCCGGTGAAATAATCACTAACGCCTCTCTCCACCCCGACAAACGTGTAAAAATACACGGCCGTTTCTTCGTCAAACGGTTCTCCAAAAGAACTCAAAAAGAAGAATGGTATCCAGAAGGTTTGGAGGCTGAAAATACCGATTCCCACTTCGAACGCCAAATACCCACCATCTGTAATTCCCTATATGCTCTTTCCGTAGGTGGTAGCTACATTGGTAACGGTTTTATCTCCGCCGAAGCCTGCCTCATAATGCCTACTCATTTAACCCACTATCTCAAAAACGCCTCCGTCCTAACCATGCGGCGCGAAGCCTTCATCAAAGAAGTTCTCCTCTCTGTTGAAGACGTTCCCGTCTTTACTGTTATTCCCGCCCCCGACGTCGCCGATCTCTCCATCATTCATTTCCACAGATCTGCAGTCGGTCAATTATCCATTCCTGGCTCTCGTAAGCAACTCACCAAATTTTCTACTTCTCCACCTTCGTCTGGCAAAGCCATTAATTACTTACGAAACATGGATGGAACTCTCCAGACCACTGTCGTAACCTACGCCACTTCCGAGACTACAGAAGGTTATCTCGTTGATGAATCTTCAATTACTCATTCCCCCGCCGGCTCTCGCATAGTCGACGTCAATTCTGCTTCCGGCTGGTGTGGTTCTCTCTACCTGGATGAGACCCAACCCAGCTCACCAATCATTGGTATGCATGTCGCCAGTAACAAACGGGGACGTGGCTTGATGGTTCTTTGCAAAACTGTCGCTACCGTCCCTTTCCCGATCCCCGTGGGAAATGTTTACCCAGCTGATCCCACCGCTCCTTTTTGTGGTTTCACTGAAACTTCCATCGCTCCTGTCCATGTCTACCAACCTACCAATAAGAAAATTACTTCCCGTTTCTTCCCTACGCTCACTCCTGCTTACGCCATGTCCCGCCTCCACCCCTTTAGTGTCGGTGGTGTCAAAATAGACCCCGGCATTTCCGCTTTCCAACGTTTCAACGATGTTACCCATCGTGCTCCTTCTCGCACCATCAGTATTCGCCCCGCTGCTATCGCTCTCTCCAATATAATGAAAACCAATTATTCTACATACCCCTTACCCACCTGGGAAGATACTATCACAGGTGGAGGCGAATGTCCAAGCATTGACGGCTCCAAGTCGTCCGGTTGGCCTCACGGAGGTCCTAAAAACCTCTTCCTGTGGCGTGATGAAGAAAAACGCCCTATCCCTTCTGCTGAACTCCTAACCATGCTCGACAGTGTAATCGAAACTCTTGCCCCTGAAGATTTCGCTTCCATGGATCCTTCTGATTTTGAAGATTCTTCTTCTATCGTGAAGGGTTGCCTGAAAGACGAACCCACTAAACTTTCCAAACTCGACCTCAAATCCCGACTTTTCGGTATATCCGAAATCCGAGAGTTCCTTATCCAACGCCGTTTCTTCTTTGACCTTGCTATTAATTTCACTTCCAAAAATCTCCTCTTTTGTTCCGCTTTGGGCCTTGCCCCCGATGATTTCCCCTTGATCCACGAGCACCTTTCTGCCGTTGGACCAGGAGGTTTTGTCGTAGCCGCTGATTTCACTGATATGGACATGCACGTCTCCGAAGAAGACCTCCTCGTCTGTCTCCTCTTCTGGTTCCAGTTGAGAGGTTATGACAACGGTCCCGTCCGCCGTAAGGTTGACCCCCTCTACCCCCCCCTTTCTCGCTCCGATTTTCTCCGATATCGTATAGTCCGTCGCCTCGCTAACTATATCTATATTTACCGTAACCGCTTTGTCGCTCCTGGACAAGGCCATCCCTCT